GCAGCTAATGGCAACCCCATCTTGTCAGCAAGCCTCCACACATAATAGTAGGGAGACTTCGTCAAGAAGTACCGTCCAAAGACGAACTGGGGAACTCCAGGGTCGCCCTTAAGGGCAGCAGGTTGTGTATGCCACATAACCTGACCTTTGGAGCCCCCGGGGGGTGCTATTAGGATGGACAGAGGATAGTGGGGTTCCTTCTTACCATGTGAGGTAGGAACCTCCGCTATCAGGCCACGACTAGGATGGTAAAAGCACTTTTCCATCGATAGATGTGCCCCTACGGAAAACAAAGTTTCGTTGTAAACTTTCTTCCGCTGCTCTGTCCATCGCGGAATGTTGGCGTCATCGCCGACCAATTCCGCCACGAACTGGCCCCGAGAGAGACCAGCGTACTTACGACGCTTACCAACATAAGGGTAAGCCTTTAAAGCCTGTTCTCCGCCAAAGGCGGACACGAGCATTAACACAGGAAAACTGGTGGGATCACCCATCATTTGCCCTGTGGTCGTTAGTACGCCCTCGAGGTCGTTCAAGAAGCGGAGGTATGCATTCCATTCATCCATGATGATGGAAGCATGCCCCCACTTATCCCTCGTCTTCTTTCTGTCGGCATCAATTGTTTTGTTGTCGAGGAAAGGAGCACGAGGGTATTGGCGCAACAGTGGAGTTGGAGAAAGATTACAGTAACGGGTACCACCCTGGTCCCGGTCAACTATAATCTTCTTACTACCAAACAGTAAGTTAAAATACTTACGGTAAGGTTGCAGACGATCATCGATCTCTGCAAGCTCCTCGTACACTGTCTGGGTTAGCCACTGCGGGTGGTAATCGGTCGCTGCAGATGCATCCTGAGCCCACCAGGGCCCAGTCTCACCTGCTAGGTCGATCCCGCTGTCGGCGCCCAGAGCGCGAGCGCACCTGGGGTCACGGATCATAATTGAATCAATGACCCTCCTAAGGATTGTTGAACAAGGTTAACGGCTGTAAGAGTACAAGTCGGAAACCTAGTCTTCAATCCTTTTTCTTCGGCAGAAATGGGAAGTATTGGAACATACTGGATATTATCCAGTACGTAAAACACTCCCTTTCTGAGGTACGCCTGAAGGAACATGGTAATGCTGGGAAGTTCTTTCTCTAAGTCTTCCCATCGGCCTGCAAAGAGGCCT